TTAAATCTTCACCTACATATATTCCAACGTGACCGCCACCGTTTCTTCTAAATGTTAGTATATCGCCTAACATCGGTTCGCTTACAGGATTACCCCAATTACTCCACGATAACGCCCATAATGGTTTATCTACTACGTCTAACCCTGCCATTTTACAGCAATAAGCAATAAATAAACCGCACCAAGGTATTTCGTCTGAATTATAAACACTTGCTAATTTAAGTTCTTTAGCCCAACCTAATATAACGGGGTTGTGTTCTTTGCCTACTATTTCAGTTACTCCAAGTTGTTTAACTGCCTGAACTAAAACACGGGGTGCTTTTTCTTGTTTTAACCAATCGTAATTCATTCGAGTTCTATTAATTCGTCTTTCGGTACCACAGCAAAATTAGTAGTGTCATTAATTGGCTTTGAAGCCGTGTTATTATTTTTCCCATAACAATCATATAAACGATGTTTTAAATCTTGAACATCTGAATGAGTATACCATAACCACATCGCTAAAACTCCCGTTGCTCCCTGCTTTTTGATTATTTCTAAAACTTTGCTAATATCAATCATTTTATCTTTGACTTGTTAATTCTACAATACGTTCTAACCAACTTCCGTTTAATGGTTCAATTCTCTGATTATTTGCAAGTTTAAAAGCAATAGACTGATAAAGATTACCGTTTGTATCTGAAGCTCTTAATTTAATTGCGATATCTAATAAAATATTATCGTTTACTTGAATAACATCGTATGCTCGTGCTATTGCATCCATCCAAGAACCATTCGTTATTCGAACCGCTCCTACATTATTCGCCCATTGTTCAATTAAACTCATAATATAAGTATTTGGTTATTATATCCGTTTCCATTTTCATAATTGCAAGTTCCGTGACAGCACCCCGAACACCCGTGACATTCAATCATTGGTCTTAAATCCGTGTCACGATTAGTTTCCGATATGAATTCAGGAAAAAGATTTTTGTTTTTGATTAACCATTTAATTAATCGTTGTTCGAAGAACGCTGCCTTTTGTGCGTAGTGTTCCATTCCGAAAGCTACTTCACGTTGACTTACTGAACTTGAAAAATCCCCGTTTTGTGTTTGAAGACCTTTGTTTTTAAGTTGATATGTTAAACCGAATACAGCATCTTCAGCACTTCGCCAAGCAACAATCGGTTGAATAAATTTAATTAGTGTTTCTTCATCGGGATTAGCTGTTTGTGTGTTATACACGTTCAGCATATAATTAAAGAACGTAGTTCCTAAAATTGGCATTATGCGTAATTGTGCTTGTGTAGCAATATATGGAGTTACATCAGTTACATCTACGTTAGCTGTTATAGGTGTGTTCGTCTTTAAGTAATTTTCGGTTATAAAGTAAAGCATTACGCTGTTGGTGTTTCAGGTTTAACAATAGGTTTTAACGATGCTAAAGAACGTATTTCATCCGCTGTCATATTTTCTAAAACTTTTGCAAGTAACTCGGGATTCAAAGAACTTAATCGTGTTGCTAAAGCCGAAGCATCTTCGTCAACTTCTACTATCGTTTCGTTAATGATTTGAAAGTTATTAATAACTAATTCGCCTTTTACTTTAGCAATATGCAATAATTCGTTGAATATATCTTGGACAATCTCACGCAAAGGTTTAACAACGTTCTTTTCGAAGATTACATACGCTTGTTTAATGTCGCTTCCCGAACCTAATGCACCCGTAGTTCTAACACCCATTAAAATAGGGTCAATCGTGTGAGCAAAACAAATTTGTTCCGTGTTTAAAGCTGATGCTTCTTGAAATAGCTTATCGTTTGAATTAGTCGGTAAACTTTCAATCTTAGGCATCTGCTCGGGTGAGTTAGCAAAGAATGCAACTGCTTTTCCTGCGTTTTCAGCACCTTTCAACTTGTCAATGGTTCGTCTTAATACATTCTTTTCTTCTTCGCTTTGCGGACGCTTAGGGAACATCATAGCAAATGAAGGGAATACAGCGTTCTGAATGTTTGATTTCGCTAAATAACTTAATTCACCACTTAAAAAAGCAAAGTTTAACGCTGAAGAATACTGCGGTAATGGGTAGTAATCTTGACCGATGCAAGGTAATTCATAAATATAAAGCTGTTCGTATTCATTACTTAACGGGTGATATGGTGTAATTTCAAAAACATCTATTCTTGAAGCCCAATCTTCGCATATAAAGTAGGTTTTCCCGTCTTTAGAACGTCTTAATTTCTCGGGCGATAGGTTTTCTACTTTTGTAAGTTTTCCACGTTCTGAAAAGCATAATTTAAAGTAAACTCTATTATGAATTACTAACTGCTTCGTAACAATCGCTGCAACCTTTTTTAGTTTTATCTTTTTCTCAAATGCGTATAACTCTAATTTTTCTTCGTTAGTTAGTTTTTCCGTTTGAATCGTAAATCCACCACCGATAACTGCATTCACTTTGTAATCTACTATCGCTCCGTGTAATGGTGATGAGTAGTACATTTGATTTAATGTTTCCGGGTAAAGGTTATCTTGTCCGAATGGAATGTAACCTGCAACTTGATAGCGTCCATTTACATAAGGTAATGCAAGATTTGCACCGCCCACTTTATAAAAAGGTGTGCTAAAACTTTGATAGCCTTCCACGACTTCAATATTTTGTTTTTCACTTTGTCTAAATATATCGTACCAAGCCATAATTTAATCGTATATTGAATTTACAATAGCACCCGAAACAACCATTCGACCTTCTTCGATTACTTCGCCCGTAGTATCTTCGATTGTTATAGGTGGGATAAGTGATTCATAAACTGAATAAGAATATTGACCTTTGCTCAATTCAACATCTACGGGTTCATCTAACAAGAACTGATTAAACCTTTCAGGGTATGTTGATATGTCGGTAGAAGTGAATAAAATAGGTGCGCTTTCGGGATTCATTTCGTTCTGAAACACGAACAAATAATAAGGATTCGTTAACGTGCTTACTTCAGTTAGCGTTAAAACTATATTATTTACTTCGTCTTTATTTATGTATATCACAACTATATTAATTTAGTTCGTCTTTTTGTTTAAAAAAAAAGCACCCCGAAGGATGCTAATTTATTATGGAGAAACAGGGATTTAGATAACCGCAGTTACAGCAGCTTGAGTTACTTCATAAGCTAAAAATTCATTTTCAGCAGTTAAAGTTACGGAATACTTAGAACCATCCGCACGAGCCGTTCCCGAACCTTCAGCAGCACCCGTTAACTGCATATATGGGAAATACCAATATTTTTCGTTTGCATCTTGAATGATAACCGCTAAATATTGTTGACCCGCTCCAAGAACTTTAATAGCTTGTGACTTAGATTGGTCACGTCTATGGAACATCAACGTAATGGTTTGAGTATAATAAGAAGAACCATTTACAAGGTCGATTGCTGCTTCTTCAGTATACGAACCCGTATTTCTTCTAATTTCAAACTCCGTGAAATCCGTTGGAGTTACTAAAGTAATTGAATCAATCGTCCAAGTTAATGTTGGGTCTAAAGTGATTTGGTCTATTTCATCTTGTTGGTTTATCCACACTTTGTAGATACCACCCGAATTGTTGTCACACGACTTAACAATTCCTTCTAATGCTTCACACGACATATTTTTATATTTTTTTTATGTTTTACAAAAAAGGGTGAGGTTATCCCCACCCCTTAAACCTATTTATTAATTATTGATTAATCAAAACAAGCAGCCCAAACAGCGATTTGCTCCGGGTTTGTATGAAAAAATCCTGCTTTAACATTCGCACGTGTACGGATATATGGTTCAGCAACCGTGTCAGTTAAGTTAACTGCTTTCAACGCTTTAGAATCACCTTCAGCATCAAACGCATAAACTAAATCATCTTTTAAAGAAGCTACGATTGTGTTATCCGGCATACCTTCACAAACGATTACTTTAATTCCTAAGTAAGTCATTTGCAATGGAGCAGTAACATATGTTAAAGTGTTACCCGAAGCAGCAGCAAGTTCGTAAGCAGCAGCAACGTTAGAAGAAACACGGATTCTTAAATCAGCTTTTTTGAATCGAACTGAAGCAGGTAAACCACCAACAACTGAATTCAATGTAGTAAGTACGTTACCGCTGTTTACAGCACCACCATTTGAATAAGCTAAGTTAGCACCATCAGCACACAATTTAACTAAGTGACCATCACAAAGTTCCAAAAGCGGGTTTTCGCTTGTTGTGTCACCTTGCCATCTAATCAATTCGATATCTTCTTCGATTTGACTTGCCATTATACCCCAATAGTAGTTCATAAAAGAAGCTACGGTGAAATCACCGTTAGAACCTTGTGTCATTTGCAAAGCAACAAAAGATTGCTCTAAATCGAATTGACAAATTTGAGCCATTGCCGAAAACGCACAAACATCGATTTCGATAGCGTCAAGCGTATCATTTGGAGCGTTGAAGTTACAAGTAGATGCTTGTAAGATTGAACCGAAAGCAACGTTAGCCAATTTAGTTTTTGACTTAATACCCGGCAATGCACGATATGAATCTGCAACGTCAGCTGTTAAATAAGCACGAGAATAGAACTCGTTAGGGTTAGGACAAAGCAAAGCGTTGTTCTCAATGTCAAGGTCGAATTTTAATTTTCTTTCCATTTTTGTTTTTATTTGATTTTTAGTTATTACTTAATTTATTTAATGCGCTGAATTTTTCAGCAATACTCATTTTAACTTCAGACTTCATTTCGATTTCATCTTCCGCTTTTTCCGCTAACATTTCTTCCATTTGGGTTCTTAAGTCAGCAATGATTTTTAAAAGGTTGTTAACTTGTTCTTCAAGTACAGGAGCAACGATTGCCAAAACTGCTTCCGCATCCGTAGCAACGTCAACCGCCATTTCTTCTTCTTTAACAACTTCTTCAAGTTCTTCAGGTGCGGGTTGTTCGTCAATTGGTTCAGTTTCGGTAGTTACTTCTTCTTCGACTACTGAATCTTCCATCGCAACCTCTTCTTTGGGTGCATCCTTAATCTCGATAATCTCACCGCCTTTTACAACGTAGATTTTACCTTCGATTAGGTGTTCACCATCGGGTAATTTGTTCATATTATATGTGTTTATTTGATTACTTAATTTAAGACCTAAAAACCCTTCAATAGAAAACCCAACTTGTTCGGCTTTTACTAACTCGTTGTAATAGTCTTTGTCAGTTACTTGCGCTGTTATCATTAACGTACCTTTAGGAACTTCAATTCCAAACGTGCTAAATGCTTTATCTTGTTTTGGGTTATCTACAATCCAAGATTCTAAAATGTATGCAGGGACTTTTTGCTCTTGGTCGTGTTCTAAATTAAAGATATCACGATTCTTTAAATCCTGCATAAACTTTGCGTGGATTTGCTCGATTGTTTCAGCAGTAAATTGAACGTAATATTCGCCCGTTTCGTCATCCCTTCTATAAATTTCCATTGGAATCATAGCCGGTGCAGTCACACGATATTTTAAGTCATCCGCAAAAACCAAGTATTCTTGATTGAATGCCATTCCTTTTATCTTAATAGCGGGATTAGAAGTGAACGCAATTTGTTCAATTCCTAAATCTTCGCCATCGGAATATTCGGGGTCAATAGTGATTTTATATATAGGTAAATCCTTTGTCATCTCACTATATTAAATTTTATTTATATTTGTTCAAAAATTATAATTATGATTGAAGTACTTGGGCGCAATATTGCCAATAAAATGAATGAAATAACTATCGAAGAATTCGAAAAGATTTCTAACATTCACAACAATTCAGAACTCGATAACATCGAAAAACAAATCAAAGTTTTTGAAGTAGTCGGAATCGAAGAAGATGAATGGGATGATTTTAAATACTTCGTTGAAAAGACAAAAGAATTTAACACGGATAATTACGAGCCTAAAGACCCTATCGGTGAAATAGAAATAGACGGATTTACTTATAAAGCGGAATTAAAACTTTCAGTAAAAGATACGAAACTAATCGAGAAAATGATTACTAAAGAAAATAAACATTCCGTATCCGATATTATGGCTTTGATGTTTAAACGAACCGATTTAAGTAACACGGAACACTACGATTCAGCGCACTTAAAACACAAATCTAAACTATTTAGAACTCAAGTAGCTGAAATAGCAATCCCTTATCTTAACTATGTCACAAACACAATCTCTGAACACGCTAAAAAACAAGCTGCCGAAAGCGTGGAATCAAATAACGATTGAAACATTTATAGAACTAAAGACCCTATCCGATGAAGATGGGGTTTTTAATTATCAAATAGATGTTCTTTGCACGTTGTTAGACTGCTACCCCGAAGATATTGAAGAACTTGCTATCGAAGAACTTGAAGAACTACTACTATCGGTTAAGTTTATAAGGGATGAACCACCCAAAAACTACAAATCGGAACTTGGCGAATATAAACTAAAGCCATTTAACAAAATAACGTTAGGTGAGTTTATAAGTTTAGAATCATATTTCTCGGATAACTACATTTTAAAGCTACTTAATATCGTTGCAATACTTTATAGAAGATTTCGTGTTAATGAATGGGGGGATGAAACATTAGAACCTTATAACTATCATTCGTCAGATAGGTTAGATTGGTTTTTAGATTTTAAGATAACCGATGTTTTTGGATTACTTCCTGAATACATCAAATTTCGTGAAGGTATAATAGACCAATATAAAAACCTAATGACCGAAACATATGAAGATGACTTCGAAATCGATTCTAATATGGATGCCGAAGATTTAAAAGCAGCTGAAGAAGAAAAGAAACAACAAAAATGGGGATGGGAAACTTTAATATGGAATTTATGCAACGAAGACTTAACTAAGTTTCACGCTGTTTGTGACCTTCCGTTAATACTCGTGTTTAACTTTCTTGGAATGAAAAAAGAATTGAATGTCTAATATTCCAATGCTCCCCAAAACTCACCGAATAACGGATTAAAGTCATAGATTACATTTTGCTTTTTACGAAGCATTCCCGCAACTTGAACAAGCGGATATTTACCCGATAACCATTCGATATATTGTGCGTACATTTCCGAGATTATCCCTTCGCTTTCTAATCGTTTATTGAATTGTCTAACTAAGTTATAAGGTTCTATTGATATTGTTCCGTTATTTAGAAACCCGAAGTAATAAGCAGCAAGTATTTCGATTCGTAGATTACCTTCGGTAGTGAATTTAGCATTAATACGTATTGATTCGTAAAGCGTTCCCGTGTCTATTAACGCATCTTCTTTGATTACACGCTTTAATGTTTGGGCTGCTTTGTTCCGTATCTTATACTTTAGTTTAAATTCTTTATCAGGCATACGACTATATTATTTTTAATCTTCGTTTTGTTTAGGAACTTGACAATCAGTGTAGTTATTTATTGAACACGTTAAAGTCATTGTCCACCCCGCTGCATAATCTAACAAGTCATTATTTAAAGGTGTCATTGTTGGTTGACCTACGATATCAAAATCAAAATCATCTGAATATAAAAACCAATTGTATAAGTCGTTTAAGATTAAATGGCAATCACTTAAAATTACGTTTATGTTTGCTCGGTCTTTTTGTATAATATCAAAGCAATAAATCTCTAAATTTATTTCGGTAGTAAAACCCATTTCGCTTGGAATCGCATCTACAGGACAAATAAAAACTAAAGGATATTTTTCGTCTTTTGTAGCGAAGTTTTCTAATTGCTCACGAAAATCTGAACCTACTTTTTTAACTTGTAAATGGCTATCGTAGAAGTCAATTATCTTATTTACTAAACTTATATAACTTATCATAGTGTTGCGTTTTGATTTATTTTAGCGACTTTGTTTTGTGTTTTTGTTAGTTCGGTTTCACTTACTACAGCATTCACGGTTATCTCGGTTTGTTGTGATTGTGAACCACCTACGTTATTCATATTGTTCCCTGCTCCAAACAAGTTAAATGAAGGTGTAGCCGTTCCCGTTGTAGAACTCGATGATGCACTCGGTAAGGTTGGTGTTTCGTTACCACCACCACCGCCTGTAGAAGTAAATTGTGTAGATGCAATCTTTGCGATGTTAGCCGCTGAAGTTGCAGCCGTTGCTACAAGTGCAGCAATTCCGCCCGGACTTGGAACACCTAAAATTGTTAAAGGTGAAGCAGCTAAAGATGCCGTTATTGCTTTTCCTGCATCAATGATAGCACCCGACAACTGCATAGCTTTGTTAAACTTAAATTGTTTCTTGGCTAACTCTTCTTCTTCTTTACTTCCCTTTTTAACCTTCGCCATTTTAGCACCGAAAGCTATATCTCCTACTGCTTGAATTGCTTTTGTAGAATCTTCAGCAAGTTTCAAAGCAGCGTTTGCCGTGTCTAAATTTGCTTGCCGTTTTTTCTTTTCTTCATCTTCTTTTATTTTAACACGAGCATTAGCAGCGTCTTGGTCAATCTTGTTTAAGTCGTTTTGAAATTTCGTTGTTAACGCTTTTATTAATTCTTCGTTTTCACCCGCTGCTGCAATTTCTGCTTCATATTTTAATTGAAGTTGTGTTTTTTCCCATTCGGTTTGAGATTGGGTTAATTCCTGAAGTTTTAAATATTGTTTATCTTGTTCTTGGTATTGCTTAATTAACCCCGCATTATATTCTTCAAGAACCTTTTGTTGTTTAGCCTTTTCAGCGTCTATAACGGTTTGTTCTTGTTTCTTTAAATCAACTTGTAATTGTTGGTTATAAAGTTCGGCTAATCGTGTTTTTTCTGCTGCTGTTAATGCTTCGTTTTTTTGTAAATCCTGCATTTGTCGTACATACTTTTCATTAAGCGTAGCAATTTCACGTTCATTATCGTTTGCAATTAATGCGATTTCTAAGTCTGCTATTGTTCTTTGAGCGTTTATCCTATCTTCAGCAAATTTTTTAGCTGCATCCGCTGCTTTTTTAGCTGCATCCGCATTCGCTTTAGCTATCTTTTCGTTATTTTGCTTTTGTTTGTCAAGTTCTTTTTTTGCGTCTTCATCTTTTTTAACCGCATCTTCAGCAACAATAGCGTTACGCTCCCTTCTTTGATTTGTAATTATAGTATTTTCTTCTGTAATTTGCGCTTTTAATTTCTTAATCTCCTTTTCGTCCGCATCATCGCCAAGTTTTTGTTGTGCTTTTAACGCTTTTTCTGCTGATTTTAATCGTGTTTTTGCTTCAGAACCTATCGCTTTACTTTTTGCTAACTCTAAATCCAAAGTTTCTTGACCATAGATTTTAGCCATTCGGATTTCATAATCGAAATTACCGACAATCGTTTCTTGACGTGCTTTAGAACTTTCCATTATTTGTTCATTCGCTGCTAACATCTTTTCGGCATTTTCTTCAGCGGCAAAACTTGTAATTCCTAACCAATCCGTTAAATCTTTAAACCCTTGAATTAAGTCGTAAATAGGTTTCATTAAAAAGTCAATAATCTTTTTTAGAATCCCCATTTTATTCAGTAACAAAAGAATAGCTACTACGATAGCCGTGATTACCGCAACCAATAAAAAGATAGGGTTTGCAAGTAACGAAATACCAAAAGCGATAAACTGCTTCATAGCTGCCCCAACTGCTGAACCTAACCCTAACACCGTTTGACCAAAGCCTTTAAATTGTGCGGCTAAATCCGCAGGGTTTATTCCTTTTATTGCATTCGTTAATAGTTTTGATTTTTCAGCAGCTTCGGCAAAGTCTAACGACATTATAGAGCTTTTAATAGAACCTAATCCGTTACTGACTTGTTCGAATTTAGAACCTGAAGCAAAAATATTTACTTGTTCGTTTGCGTCTGCTAATTGGTCTTTTAGTTCACCCGCTCTTTGTGATAACTTGGCAACTTGTTCGGAATCCGTAGCATTTGCAATTTCGCCTTTTAGTTCACGCAATTCTTTTTTAATTGCACCTATGCCGGTTATCTTTAATGGAACTTCTATTTCATTCATATCTTATGGGTATACTCTTATTTCTATTGTATTGTCAGTTAACATATTATCTTGACCAACATTCGTTAAATCATAAGTAAATATATCAATATCATTTACTGAAGTTACTACGATAGCATTTTGATTATTTAACTTACTATTGCTTAAATGTAGATATACTTTATCAGCATTTGGAAAAGCATTCGTTAAAGTTCCTCGATATACACCGACACCGATTCGCGCCCAAACAATATCGCCTAACGTGTTTTCAAGTATTGTAACAACGGGGTCTAAAATTCCCGCTTGGCTAATTGTCGCAATATACTTTTGATACGTTGGAAGCATCTCGGTAATCGGTCTGCCATTTAGCGTTTCAGTTACTCGTAAATTATTTGTCGTTATTCCGTCTTCAGTTACGCTTTGATTATCACCTACAACCATTCCTCGTAAACTCGGAGCGATTACGTTACCCGTTCCAAAGACTTGAAAGTTACCAAAACTTAAATTGATATTAGATAAAACGTTATTGAAATTTATAACACCACCCGTAGCAATTGAAGTAGTCGGGTTACCTACATAAATCGGTGCAGCTATTGGGAAGTTTACTAAATTGATTTCAGTATCTACACTTATTAATTCGACTTTTGTTAAGACTTCATCGTTAGCGTTATAATCAATTACCTTGTTAATATTCCACCAACTATTATCGATGCGTATTTTGTCGTTTAACTTTAACGTTTGAATGTCTGCTTCGTTTAATAAGAAGGAAGCGATTAACATTTTACCGACATTGATTTGATTAACGGTTCTTCGCCAATATAAATTATAAAGATTGTTGTTTGTTAATACGGAAGTTTGGTAGAAGTAGTAATCACAAACCCCGAAATTAATATCAAAGGTTGGTGTTAACGCATCGTTAAAATGACCCGTTTGTAAATAACTTGTTATTCCTGTAGTTCCTGTAGTACCTTGTTCGTAGATATTGAAAGGTTGGCAAGTCTTTACACCACCATCATACAAGATTCTTATGTTCGTGTTTGCAGCTATTCCGTTAATCATTGGAAGATATGCATCGAATAAAGTTCGACCTACGGGAGTAGGGGAAAATAGAAGTTCTTTTGTGTCAGTATCTTTGACGTACTCGTTATCGAAAGTGTATTCGATTTGTCCGTATGTTTCTGCAGTTGCTTGTGTGTAAACTACGTTTGGTGAATCCGTATCGGGTTTGTATGTTAGTTTTAATTTCTTTTTGCTTAAATCGGGTAAGAAGATTAGTTCTTGTTCGATGTTCTTTGCAAGTTTAGTACTCCAATCTTTTTCTTGTCCCGAATCATACCATTCGTCACGATGAACTAATATAAGTTCGTTAGGTTGGTTCGTGTTTGGGTATGCATAAAGATTATACATTTGAAATATCGCCTTAACGAAATCCGATTGTTTAATCTTCTGCGGGATGAATTGATTAACTACTTGAACACCCGTTAATATTTGAATGTTATTTGATGGAACGATGTCAACACCTAACGAAGTAAAATTAATTTGCGGATTAACTTGAACGTTCGAACCTCCCGTTGTAGCGTTTGTATCTCGCCAAACTGCATCAACTCCAAAATTATATAACGATGTTACATTAATACCCGCTTTTATTTCGATAATATCCGAAGCTGTTATGTTTATAGGAACGGGAATCGTAGTAGTACCCGAAGCAGTTAAAACGGAAGTTGAACCAACAGGCAAAGAATAAGTAGTAATTCCATCACCTACTATTATATCGTCTATTGCTTGAACAAACCCTACACCCGAACCATTAACTATTAACTCAAATTGAAGATTATATTGTATTTGTGCATTTTGATATAATAAAGTAGAAGGGTCTTGTACTTTTAAATAAGCAGTTGCAGGGGGTGATGTGCTTGCGTTATCTAAAATTATTTCGTAAGCGTAAACAAAATTAAAAAAGTAGGTTTGACCTTGTGCCGTGTCCGTATTAAATGGTGCGTTATACTCCCCCGTTGATGGATTGAATAAACTTTGAACATCGAGCGTTTCCGTCCAAGTTACTATTTGTTCCGTGAAACTTTCATTGTAACCCGGATTAGGTTGTGCATATGCACTTAAAAAAGTAGTGTCCGCAGTTACCCGATAATCCGTGTAATCAAAGTTATTTACATCGCCATTATAAGGAATCAATAACTTATCAAAGTGCGCAGCTGCTAAACTTGACCAATTATAAGTAAAACCACTATTTGAAAAAATCCTATCGAAATAAGACTTCGCATAAATGGCGGGTTTAAATTGATTAACCGTATAATTTGGAGTATCGTTATACGGCATTATGTATTTGTAATGGTCTGCTTGCGTATGTGACCAACTATTCGTAATTGCACTTATGTCGAACGTGTGGTCTAAATCGCTAAAGTCTAAATCGGTTAATTCTAAATTTGTTATTGCCGTGTAAAATTCCGCTTGTGAATCACGAATCAAAACTTCGTATTCTAACCCTTGTTCGTAAGCATCGGTTAATTGAACTTTTTTAACATTGACTAACTGAAGTAACGCATCGGTAACGATAGGGATTCCATTTTGCAAAATAGAACATCTTGTTAACGTGTTTATGTTGAATGTTCCTTCTACTATGTTAACGTCATAATAATTGTTTAGAAGCAAGTTATTATTCTTCGTTCCGCTTAGTGTTATAGACTTCGAGAAAGTTCCTTTACGCTGTGTTAAATCACGAATATCGCCTACTTGAAAATTCAAAGGTAGGTTAGTTCCTTCTTTGACATCTAAATAACCCGTTTCAATTTGTATTCTAACCATTTACGTTATCTTGATTTGCTAAACGAACTACTATTGAATGTTTAATTAAGTTCTTGTTTCTTTGTTGGAACACTTCGTAATTCGTGTTTGTAACGATTACGGGTTGATATTGTGTTGATTCGGGAATCCTCAAAGGACATCCGCTTTCATCTTCAGGGTAAAGCCAAGATTCCGTGTTTGTATACGATGCCAACTTCAAATAAACTTGTGGTGACGTAATCAATTCTTCGAAATATCGATTCATTTCTTCAGTCATCCAATTCGTATTTAATTCAATCGTCTTTCTAACGTTTATGTTGAAAGTCTTAAACCCTTCTTCTAACGTTGAATAACTCCATTGGTCAGGTGATAAACTTGTGTCTACGAATCCTGTAACATCTTTGTTATATTCGTCACGTGTAACTTCACCACGTTCGTAATTCTTCAACTGAAAAGCGAATGAACTAAATGAACCTAACCTATCCAAGAACAAACAATGGTATTCAGAAATTTGAACCCGTGTATCTAATTGAATTTTATATCGTGCGCTTAATGGTGCAAGTGTTATTAAATCGTTTGAATAATAAAAAAAGTAAAAAGTAGTGTCCGTTTTTATCATCGGTAACGTTGCAGCTCCTATCGGGGTTAATACACCATAGTTATTCGGACCAACTGCGATTTGATTTATCGTACTTGTTCCCGTAATTGATTTGTAATACTGCTCCCCGTTGCTATTGGCAAAAATTAAATAATCGGGTGTTCCTGTTGGATTTAACGCATTCAAATATATATCTTGTCCTAACGTACTATAAAAAGTTGTAGGTTGGTTTGTAAGAAGTCTTTTCGTGTTTGCGTCTAATGTGAAATCATCGTAATCGTAAGCAGCAAAATCTAACCATCTAAACACCCCGTTAAAAACAATGGCTTGGTATAATGAACCCGTTACATAAGTCTTACGATTGTCAGCATAAGTAATAGTTCCGTTAATCGATGCATCCGTTACAAGTGACCACAAAGAATTAACTACAATATACGAACCCGTTGCGCTTATAATAGTAAACAATCCTTCCAAGTATGGATTTGCTACACCCCCATCATCTTGGGTAATGTTTATTTGGTCACCCGCTACAAAGCTATTCGTTACGTTTATTCTTACGTTTCCTGAACTATCTACTAACGTGTTTGTGTAATTTACGAAAGTCGTGTATTCTTCACCCGTTTCTAATCGATATGTATAATAAGAATTAGTTGCCGGGTAAAAGTTAGTTGAAGTAGTGTCTAAATCAAACGTGACATAATTACTTAATAACTTCGAAAGGTCTTGTTCACCATAACCCGTTCCGTATGTCGGCAAAAGTCTATATTCAGCAATTATGTTACTTGACCCATCTTTTACTTTAAAGACATAACGAAAACCTTCATAGTTTTTTATGTTCGAATCTACAATCCATTTTATAGGATTATAAGCGGGCGTAATATCTTGCGGGCGTGCTATTAATGTTAATGCCATTATACTTCGAATTGTTCAATCCATTTATTAACCATTGTCGGAATGTCATCGTCATCCCACGAATATTCGTAAGGCATATCACTTGCCGTTACCCCAAAAGTTGCACTATCCGTAGTTAATAGAATATCTATGCTTAATAGTTTATCGATTGCTTTATCTTGAATCGTGTTTAAGTCTATTGTAATAGTCGGATTAACTATTTCTATTTTGAATTGCTCAAATTTATAAGTTGCCATAATTTTATGTTAAGGTTGTTCCTGTTACCGTGAATGTTCTTACGGGAAAATAAGTATATGCCACTGATGTTGTTTTAGCCACTTGAGCTGTCATACCTACATTAGTCAAAACATAAGCATTTGCAGTTCCTGCTACATTGGTATTTGAACTCCAATATACTCTACCAACAGAAGCTAAATTTATAGGAGAATAATTTAAAAAATTACTTGGGTCATTAGCGAAATTAACAAAATTGTAAATCTCTTTCATATTTGGCAATCTCCATCCACTTGTGAATGTTCCAATGGAAAAAGCAAGTGAATTGTCTATAGCTTGGTTCCAAGTATTACCCGTTGCAATATTAACACGTGAAAGACCTAACACGTTTGTTCCGTTGTATGTCGACCAATCTATTACGATATTGTTTGTGTAAGTTTGTGTTCCTAATTCTGAAGTAAAACGATTCGTGTTTCCGAATGGATTGTTTTCCGCTAACGTTGTAAAAGAAACGGAACGACCCGCTTCAATATCGCCATCGTCACCCGTTCGGTAACTTGTCGTTTGTCCCGTTTTCATTAACGTAGCAGTTGACCGACTTACTGCCGTTGCTCTCGCTTTAATATACAAATCACTTATCATATTCTTGTAGCGTTTAAAGTTACAACGGACGCCGTGTTTGCTGTTATAGTAATTTTACTTCCTGAAGCTATCGTGTTCCCAAGTGTATAAGCTGCTCCATCGTCTTGAATCGTAATAGTAGGTGCGTTTAAAATGTTTGTTACTGAATCAATACTTAAGTTATAAGGTGCGTAAAAGTCAGTAGTTAACGCATCGATTAATTCTATTGTGTATTTAGGTCGGTGAACTATTACGTCTTTATTTTTGATTGTGAATATCTCATCGCCATCGTTATGGTCTTTAACTGCAAAGCTATGATAGTTAGCGTCGCTTCGAACTTCGAACGTTATGTTATCCGTGTTATTCTTGTGTGAGTGAACATTGAATTGACCCATTGTCTGAAACAATAGAACCTTATTATCACCCGTTAGAGTTCTATCACCCGTTAACGTGCCATCACTATTATAGATATTAACACCACTACCTACAGCATCAATGATTTCTTGACCCGTAATGGATTTGGTTTGATAACTTCCGCTAACTAATTCACTTATCTCTATTAAATCCGTAGAAGCTAAGTTAGACCCTTTCGGGGTCATTTGACTAATCTTTTGTCTTTCTCGATATGCCATAACAATATTAAGTTTTTCCGTGTTTATGTTTAGAAGGCAAAGTAACTATCATCGGTGTAATATTCCTGTCTGATATTAGTAACCGCGTAACGAATCGCATCCATTGCATCGTCAAATAATTTGATAGGTTCATCCGTGATTATGTCGCCTACCTTTTTCCATTTGTAGTTATCGTATTCCTTTTTGATTTCTTTAGAATCTTCACAAAAAACCCCGAACGTTTTAATATTATCAATTCCTTTCTTCACCACCTTGTTTGCGTTTTGTACGTCAAACCCCGCATTATTCATTTCAGCTATTATTTCGGGTCGTGAGTAATCCGCTAATATCGTAACGTGTTTTTCTACCCCTAACTGATTCATCTTGTCGATTAAGTTCGTAGTAGTAAGATAACTTTCATAGATTACCTTTTCGATGAAGATGTCATTGTCTACCCAATAGACCCGAACCAATGCAGTAGGGTGATTATACCCGAAGTCTAACCCATAAACATAGTTAACGAATCGTGCCGGGCGATGGTTAATAAAGTTCCAATTCGAATAAATGTTTGATTTGCTAATGGCTTTTTCTCCAAGTGCATAGATTTGATAAAGTGCTTCATCGGTTCGTTTTAAATCCTCGATTTGTTTCTTAATGCTTTCAGGTAAAAAAGGATTGTCACGATAAGTTGACTTAATTAATATGCTTTCGTCTTTCGGTAACTCGTAAAGCCAACTTGAACTCTCGGATGGATTATAATCAAATATCAACTTAAACTCGGTTCGCATATTTAATTGCGTGAAGTCATCGTAATACAATTCATTGGCTTCATTGCACCAAGCGACATCACGTTTGCGCCCTCGTATCTTTTGTTCATCGTCAACACTGAAGAATTCAACTATCGAACCATTATCGAACGTGTAGATATGTTCCGATTTGTTATGTCGTTCCTGTGAATAGATGTTAAGTTCTTTTAGGATTTCGAAGAAGTCACGCATAACCGTCGCTCGTAAAGCAGGGAAAGTCTTTCGAATAATGCTAACTACCTTCTGCGGATTTTGTAAACTATAAACGATTAGTAATTGACAAAGTGAATAGGTTTTACTTGAACGTGAACCACCTTCGTTAATCACAAAACGCACCCCTTTATTCTGAAGTGCGTTAAAGTTCTTTTCGAATATAATTGTGCTGTTTAACTCCATTTGCTCACTTTATACACATTTAGGTTATACTTACCCTATAGATGCGTTTACAATTAATTCGTGTTTGTGTCACTTGGTTTTATGATATTGACTTTGATTTCGTTTATCGATTCACCATTTGTAGTTACATCGCTGCTATCTTTTATTCCAAGTTTACGAGCAATTAGATTAGGGTCAAACAATTTTACTGCTGCTCCTTTGAAATTGTGAACGTAACAATGTTTCCTTATATACGCAATGATGGGGGCATATTCAGAATATCTGCCTTCTTTATTCTTTGAGTAATCACCTAAATCGTTTATAATTTCTTGGTTATAAAGGTATACTTCGAATCCGTCAAAGGTTATAGGTGTTTCAAGTGGGGTTTTAACTTGCTTACCTTCTTTACCAACGTAATCTACTCTATACATTGGGTTTTCTGATTCGTGTTTTACATACTCTTTGAATAACTGAAGTAGTTTTTCAGGTGTTTCTATTAGTTTAGGTTTTGGCATTTTAATTAGGGTTATATTTATATGTTTCGAATTCGTCTTTTTCTACTGCGTGAATTTCCATAGCATACAACTTGTAGTCTATGAACACACAATAGTTTATTTCAGCTACTTTCATAATTAATCTTAAAGCATTCCATTCACTCTTATGTTTAGATGGATTCATAAACACGATGTAATAGTCGCTTTGTAAATATATGCTCACTTTCTTATTTGTTCGAGTTTTCGTTGCGCCCATTCTATTCCGGCATCACCACCCCAAGCTAACCACATTAAACGTCCGCATCCATCACCAAGTTCTTTTTGTGAATTTTGTCTATGTCGTTCAAAACTTGCCATTCTTGAAATCGTATCTTCGCTTATTGGTTCGCCTTTTGCTAACTGATTTGCTCGTGCTTTACCTACAGGAGTTCCGCAGCTTCCCCACCCGAACTCTTCAGCATATCTTAAAGCTATCTTTGCGTTTTCCGTTGCTTGTTCCGGGTAATCATTATAGGTCTTTTGGAATGATTGACGATAATTCATTAATGCTTGTGTTTTATCGTCTTCCCAAATGGAATTACAAACAGCATATCTTTGAGCGTTATCGGGATAGTCATTATTCGCCTTTTCGCTGCTCATACAACGTTTAATAAATTCGTCTTTTGTTTCGTTAGGCTTAGGATTTGGCATTCTTTCTTCGTCTTTTTGGCTTTTCTTCGATAGGTTCTTCGATTTCTTCTTGTTCTATTCCCGTGTAACTTATTGCTTCAGGTTCAAACAAGTAACCTAATCCGATTGACTGATAGTAATTGAATCGTTTAGGGTCAAGTTTATCGACTTCAATTCGTCTTTGTCCCAATACGGAATCATATTTAATAATCACTTTCCCTTTGTGTTCGTCTTTAATTTTCATTTTCAAGTTTTATTCGTTTTAAATCTTCTTTTATTTCTTTAATCCAATAATGCGCTGTAACGTACGGAAGGTTAAAATATTTACCCATTGCTCTTGAAGTAGTGTAACCTTTATCGTAGTATGCTTCAAATATAATTAACTTAATCCTATCTTGAATCGTGTTTCTATAGATTTCAATGCAGGATTTATGAAGTTGATATTTTCGTTCCTGTTCTATCTTATATATTAAATCGCTATCGTCATTTGTTTCGTTATTCGTGTATTCGATAGCCGTGACTGATTCGTCTTTATTAGATTGTGAAGTGTTCCACAATATTTGCTTTTTGATTGTGTTTAATAGATAGCTTTTAACTTCGTTTTCCGTGTTTATATCGGGGTTTAGTTCTACTAAGTAAAGATAAGCGTTATTGATTACTACATCGGCTGTAATAGTGCTATTCATTCTCACCAAGAAATAATTAGTGTACTTGCGTATTTCAGCGTAATTCGTGTTTATGTACCGGTCAAGTATTGCTTTCAAACCACGACATAAAATCTTTGAACCAAACCCGCCTTCGAACGTTGGAGCAAAAACATTCTCCATCCTTTTTTCCCGTTTTTAGTTCCTTAATCTTTTTTAACTTATTCAAACTAACCTTTGAATACTTAATGACATCTTCTGAAGCGTTTATCTCGTTGATTACTTCAAGTTCAACTTGTTCAAACATATATCTATAGTAAAAGCAATTAACGCACCTAAACAAGCTAACTGAAAGCTACCGGTATAAATTAAGGTTGACCAAAACGACCAACATTTCCAACATCCTAAAGACGAATGAATATAGTTCGATAAATGGGTAACTTTAATTTGAGTAAATATAAAATCAAAAAGCAGCTGCAGGGGTTCGAAGTTAACAAACCACCAAGCAACTGCTACAATCAGTATTAAATTCATAGCCTAATTTTCGGCTAATTTATACAATTTTTTTTGATAGTTCAACAAACGACCTAAAGCACGAGCGCAAGTGTCTAACCTATAAACGTATTTATCCGCTAATTCGTGTAACAAACCTTTCTTACAAGTCATTATCATATCTGAATGTAACCTCATTCGTGTTTGCATCCCTTGTATCATATCTTCTATTATTCCCATACGGTCTTCTACTTCGTCTTTATCTAAGGCTACTCCTTTACCATCGCAAGACATACAAGTAAAGTCAACAGGGTTTTGTTCATAAGGTATATGCGTATCGTTTAAATCGATTGTTACATAACCATCTCCATCACATTCAGGGCAATTCATAAATAAATTTTTCATAATAAATAGTTTTAATTGTTGAACAAATATAATTATATTTTTTAATATAACTACAAAAAGAATAAAAAAAAGCGGAATTTTTTACGTTCCGCCTTCCGACCGTGTTACCACAATCCAAAAATGATTCAGTAAGTGTTCTAATGGTAACTATCTGAATACGTTATTTACTGAAGAACTCCCCGAGTCGTTCTATTGACTTACTCGATAGGTTACTTCCGCTCATAAATTTATGAAGATTAGGTTGTCTTATACCTACTTCTTTTGAAAAAGCGTTTAAGCTGATTTCGTGTTTTTGTAGGTAGTGTTTAACCATTGACCGTGTTACTTCATTCGCTTCGCTTAAAACCTTTGCTTGCTCTCTCATAAGTTACCTAAAAAATCATCAAAACCTTTGTTGTTATAACTTGGTCTTCCTGTTGGCTTTGCTTGTTCCTGAACGGGTTTAAAACTTAGACTCTGAAATTTTCCGTTTTTACCTTCCTTAACCCAACTGCTAACGTAATATTCTACTCCGTTAATTGTAGCTTTCCCGTTGTAATGGGGGTGCGTTTCTTTTTCTCGCTTGTCGTTAGTGAATAACGCTCCGCTGTTTTCTCTTTTTTCCATTTTACTTTGTTTTAATATATAACCTTTTAAATCTTTCAACCGAACAACAAAACTCTGTTATAGGGTTTGTTTCATATTGTCTTATAGTTTCGTACCAAAGTTTATCCTTTTTAAAGTCTTTGATTTGTACTACTTGCTCTCGGGTCGTGTTTTTGTAGTAACCCATTACTTTTAAATCTTCATTCATAATTCTAAAATTAAATTGTTATAATATTCTCTTGCTAACTCTATTCGTTCTTTAATTTGCTCTATTACACTTTCGTCTTTTGCTATTTTAAAGACCTTGACACGCTTTTCTTTTGGTATGTGGTCAAAGTTATGTTTCTTCTGCACAAAATCTCTTACATCTAAACTTTCATCTATTAACCCTTGTTTCCAATGTTCACGCCTTACCTCATCTTCTACAATCTGAAAAGGTGTGTTTACAAGGCAGTAACAAAGTAACGCTTCTTCTTTTCCCGTTAACCACATATATCCCTGAAGTTGATAGTAATAATCTTTGTTAGGGCATTCAGTTTCAAAAAATGGAAACGTAGTTGCATCCCAACTGCATTTAACATCCAAAAGAATTTCATTCGTGTTTACGTCGGGTGTTCCTGTTAAATAATCGTTGGTTAGGTTTTCTTCATTCTTGTAAATAAAGCCTAAGTTCAACACATCGTTAACAAGTACTATGCCTTCGTCTTCTACTTCGTTACCTTTGTCCGTGTACCTACTCCAGAACTCCTTACGTATTCCGTATTTATGTTCGATTGCAAGTTCCTGAATGTAGGTTTTAGTAGTTTTAGAAAGAACTTCCCCTTTTGTTTTAGGGGAAGTCATCAATTTTCCTATTTGTGAAGCTCTTATTTTCATTAGTATCTAAGGCTTACTTTGTTTCTACTCTTATAATTGTAAATATCTTCAATTAAAGTTTTGTATTGTTCACGATTAGCACAATCTACCATTGCTGTTGGTTGTAATCTTATTTTATGCATAAAATCATTAAAATCAAATGTTTCTTTTTGAAGTAAACCCATCATTGTTTGAACAAAACTTGAACGATTATAGTTAGAATAATAAGATTTTATCATTCGTATTTTATTAGCCATATCTTGTGCTAAATCAATATCTCCACATCTCCAAGTTCCTTGTTCAAATATTTGAGCGTTTGAATCTAATTTTACACCTTTAGATATTTGTAACGCCAAACTTCTTGACGAACCACTACCAGTATTTTGACATAATGCAATACAATCAGTAAAAACATAATCATCATTTTTATTTGCGAATTCTCGAAGTTTAATATAAGATTCTATTCCCATATTGGCATATCCCTCCATAAAATCTTTTTTAGTCCAATTCTTTTGGTTAAGATTTAATGTGTGAACTTCGCTTAATGAATATCCATTTACAATAATGTAATAAACAAATGATTCAGCTTCTTTGGCAGCCATTAAACGATGTTGCCCGTCTATTACTTCCATTCGTTCATTAACTAAAATTGGGTTACACTTCATTCCATAAACACGAATTGAATCAGCTAATCGCTTAATGTGTTGTAAATTTGGAACTCTGTTTCCGTCAATCTGTTTAAAAATTGATAAATCACTTGTTTGATAAACCTTGTTTACCTCTTTTGCTGTTTGCACGTGGTTACTGTACTTCGCCATTGGTGCTGCTGTTGTGTTATACATAGCTTTTAATTATATAAGTAATAATGCTTTTTGTTGTACTTCATTTAATTCGAACTTTGTTTGTAGTTCTTCGGCTGTAAATTCACCGTTACGGATAGCTTCTACTGCTTTTAAGAATCGTTCACCTTGTATCGTTGGTTTCTTTTCCGTCTTTACGGCTTTTATTTGTTCTCCAGCTGCGTCAACATCTTTGTCGGTTACAATACCTAAAATCGAAGATAGTGCGTAACGTCTTAAATAAGTAATTGCAGAACCTAAAACCTGAAAGTCATTCATCCCTTTAAGTTGAACACCTTGAGGAATATCCGTTTGGCTGTCTATTTGTTCACCGCTTTCGCAATGAAATAAACAAGTTACTATTTGTTGCCCGTTAATTAATTGGGTAAATCCTAATCCGTGTTTTTGTAATAACGGGTTAATTACTTCAAAGATTTTCGGAAGGTCTGCATACGAATATCCGTAGCCTTGCGTTCCTTTGTGAATTACTGGCACTTCTTGTTGAAATGCTGCTAAACTTTTAAATAAATTTTTCATAATATAAATTTTAATTGTTTTACAAATATAACTATTCTTTTTAATATAACACTAAAAAAAAAGAAATTATATAAACTTTTTTAACCCTTCAGCGCATCGTTGAATTGAATTAGCACGTTCTTGAAGGCTTTTAATTTGCTCAGAGATAGTTTCCTTGCAATCGCTTGTAAAATAGCCGTTAGAGGTAGCTATTAATGGTATAATACCGTTTGTGCGAATGTAGTTTACTATCTTACGCAATCTCGGTTGAGTCATTTTTGGGTGTAAATATGGATGCTTTTCTAAATAATCGTTTAACCTACTAACGATTAATTCTGCTTTAATCGGATTTTCCTTTTTGTAATTACGAAATCCGTGAACTACTATTGGAAGAATCTCCATTTCATCGCTTGTGAGCTCGTGTGTGAACTCTTCAAAATTTGTTACTGACATAATTTAAGTTTTAATTGTTTGGTCAAATATAGTTATTCTTTTTAATATAACTCTAATTGTTTAATCTTTTTTTTATAGGTATTAATTATTTCCTTTAACTCTTCCTTTGTAAACTTCCGTGTTTCCTTGCTTTCAGCTTCTAATATGTTAAATCTTTCAATGCCTATCTTTGAAATAAGTCGCATTCTATACTCCAGAAGATTGCCAGACAAAAACTGATTGCACGTAATGCAAGAACTATGTACGTTATCTTCATTAAATCGAACGTTGTAATGGTTGTTAGCATTCCAAAAATGCGAAGCGTTTACACGTCCTGTAATTGGTTTATCGCAGCTTATACAAGGTAACCCCTTATCTCGTAGGTTTATCCACTTGTTAAAGACTTGTTGGGTTAATTTAAGGTAATCACTCAAAGTCATTAAATCCAACTTCGCTTTTGCTTTCGTTTTTTTCCAAACCTTCGCCTTTTCGGATTCTACCCAAACACGGACGCATTCAGATTCTAAACAAAATTTTTGATTAAAGCGGATAGGTTCGAATTTCTGCTTACAATTCTTGCATTTCATAAGTTTAAATTTTTAATTATCTTATAAAGAACATTTACTACTATTGAATTACCCGCTTGTTTGTATGCTTGACTATCTGAGCAAATCCAAGTAAATGTATCAGGAAAATCCATAAGCCTAAAACATTCACGGGGTGTTAATCTACGTATTTTGTAGCTGTTATATATTAACCCCTCTTTTTGTGGGTTTGGATTAGCAATTATTGTATCAAAATATTCTTGTTTTTTTAATATTAAACTTTTATCCTTAAAAGAACCAGAATCTTTACCAGTTTTTTTGTAATGTTCTTTTCTTCGTTTTTTTTCTTCATCTGACCTACCAAAACCTATTACCATCACACCTTGATTACAAGACGTATCTAATGTTTGAGCCACTTGCTTGCCAACTCTTCCTCTTCGTGTTTCTGAATTAGGAACTAAAAAATTAATACTATCCTCATCTGAAGCCTCATCATAACCTTTTGCCGTGGCTGATTTAATTTTTAGATATTGACCATCTGTTGGTGTTTTATGATATGAACTAATAATACAATTAGCGTGATTTTCATTTCCATTTGCAAAAGGTAAAGCTCTTTTGTCTTGATTTTTTACCAAATAATCTACCATTTTTTCACTCAAAAAATACTTATCATCCACATCACCCTCCAGAACATCCTTCAGTTTTTTACTAAGATGCTCTTCTCTTGGAAATTGAAAGTTGTTATCTGAATCATCACGAATTCCAATTAAAAAAACTCTCTCCCTATTCTGTGGGACCCCATGATGCTTTGCGTTCAACACTTGCCAATATAAATGATAAGGAACTGATTCCTCATAAGGGAATATAACTGAAACCCCGTTAACTGATTTACCACCTAACATATTTACCCACTCTTGGAAAGTCTTACCATTATCGTCTGAAAGCAATCCTTTGACATTTTCAAAAATAAAATAACGTGGTTTATTCACTTTGATAAACTCGTGCGAATTAAAAAACAATATTCCTCGTTTATCGTCTTTTCCTAATCTTTTACCGGCTAAACTAAATGCTTGACAAGGGGGTGATGTCATATAGATGTCAAGTGATTCAGATGGAATCTCACGTTCATAAACGTTTGTTGGATAATATTCAGGTTCACCATAGTTATGGATGAATGTTTGTCGTGCGTACTTATCCATATCACAAGCGAATAATTCTTGATATTCAATCCCTAATCTGATTAAGGCTTGATTGAATGCGCCAACACCGCTAAAATCACTTCCTACTTTTATCATAAGTTTATACCCTTAAATTGTAACTGATTTTTTAAATCTATAACCTTAAATTTTTCTTCCTGAAGCAGTCGTTCTAAACGAAAAGACGATTGAACTGCTGCTCTTAATTCTTTTTCCATAGCATCGTAACTAATTTTTACTTCTTGTAAGTCTGCTAAGCTACGTTCCATTGAGTTAATTAAATCAGTTCTATGTTCGTGTTTTTGTTTGATTTCTTCCAAACTTATTTTAATTTTTAAATAAGTAGTGTCTAATAACACTTTGCCTTTTATAATAGTTAATTCATCCATAATTCGT